GCTAACTGGTTTGCTGCACCCAAGCGTTGTTGTGCGCCTTGTAACCCAGAACTCACATTAAACTGGTCAGCTAAAAGACTATTACTGATGTCATATTGTGCGCCTGTTTGTGCTTGTTGAAATCCGAGATTTCTCAATCCTGCGGATGTTCTTGCAACATTCTGCGAAAGATCACTGCCCAACTCTGCCATCGCAATACCGTGTCTAGCGCCGCCAAATGCTTGTGCTGCATTTGCTTGCGATCCAAGCGTGTCCTGCATTTGTAATCCTTGACGGTTAATATCAGCAATCGTGGTATCGATCACGTCATTGATGTAAGGATTCATGTATGGGCTTAAATTAGTTGTTGCCAGTTGTCCTGCTTGAACAGTTTGTGGTGTATAACCCATGCCAGTAGCCGAACCGTAGCCTGCGCCTGTAATTCCTTTGGCTGCAAGTACATTAATATTTGGTGTTACTGTCTGTCCTTGTTGTTGTGGGCCTGCCATAATCAACTCCTATACAAAAAAATTGTTTCGATTAGCAAAAATTTCAGGCTGTCGCGCTTTTAATTCTGCCAATGCTTGGTCGTACAACGGTATTGACGAATATCCTTTCCATCCACCAGCAAACTCCTGCGCTTGTGGCATTCCTTGTGCTGACGTTAGACTATCTGGTGACAATAAGCCAAATGCTTCTGCCGTATCAATATTAGACTGTATAACTGCTAATTCTGTTGGGTTGTAAGCCGCAACATCAGGGCCATAGTAGGGCATATAATCCAGTCGTTCAAGATTCTCTGCTCTTGTAAGATTTGTCTGTGACACATCCGTAACGTATTGCGGAATTGTCACTTTTTGTGTTTCACCACCGCCTTTATCGCTCATATCAAAATTCCTTTGCCATTGTTGTTAGTTTTTCGTTCCATCCTTTTGATTCTAATGCCTTTTTCCATCCGCGCCTTCCTGAAAGCGTCATGCCGTCACATCCTTGTTTCTTTGCCCATTTGACAGCATCCGAGTGCATATCCAGTATCTGATCCAGTGTGCCGCCAGCAAGGAAAACATGCAGAACTTTTTTCTTTGGATATACCACCAATTCTGTTACAGCGCATCCTGTTGAACCGTGCCAGAGCTGCATTTTGCCGCTCAAAACACCATCGACAACATTCTTAAAGCTGTGGGTGTCGCCGCCTTTTTTTAGGGCAGACTCTATCCACTCCCTACATCTTAATAATTCGTCTTTTATCATCATGGGTCTAATTTAATTTTAATCCAAGCACCATTCTTTGATACTACTGGACAGTCTTGGGCTGCATCCCACATCAAAACACCGTCTTCTGCGGCAGATTCATCACCTGTTTTATAGCGCAATTTATCTCGTGTCCTGACCATAAAGGCGTTCAATCTCTCGCCCCAGCCCTGCCAGCTATTTCCTGTAGGTGGTGGTGGCAACGGTGCGCTCATCGTCTGCCTCCTGCTCTGGCTTCAATTCGCATTAATCCAGCTTGCCAAGCACCTACAACAACACCCTCGACACGCATTCGTATTTGGCGACCAGTAAAGCGAACATCTGTAGGATTGGTTAAGGTGTAAGGGCCGTGTGTTGTTTCTGTGTCGTTTGGATAAAATCTTGTCTTAAAGGTCACTTTTACTTCGCCCTGTGTCTTCTCATCAGGGATTAGACTTGTAACTTTCATTACGTTGTCTCCGTTTGCAAGACTGATAGGCCCAGTTTCTGCAAAAGGTTTGTCTGAATCATAAAGATAGCCAGTTTCGTGGTTATATAAATCTCCTGTAGCATCGGCAAACATCGGTGTTGCAAAAACACCCCTGTCAATACCTGCCGTTCTTGCTAAAGTGCCGACTATCCAATGGCCTTCTTTGTAATCATAAGCAACATAAGAATCGTTTTCTAGTGCGCCATCTGATGGATAAAACCACCATATTTCGCCAAACTGTGAGTTGTGAACCGCATAAACCTTGCTAATTTGATTGTAATTTAAATCATTAAACACATGATCTAGCACATCGCACTTAACCTCTCTGGCGATGTCGCCATCAAATGTGAAGAATCCTTTAGCGCCCATCCAAAATGCACCGTCATCAATCGCAATTAATCCGTTTCGGGAGGTAATTCCACAGGCTGTGCCGACTCGTTCAAAACCGTAAACAAAAGGTGGCCCAGAATAAGTGGCAATGTGGGCATCGTTATCTGTCAGAATCAAAGTCCTGCCTCTCATTCTAACACCACACATAATCTGTCCTGTGGTTTGTAATTCGATGTCGCCAGCTTCGTTTGTGGCAGAGGCCGTCCAAGAGGTGTTGTCTTCTCTGTCACACCATTGTACTTTTCTTGGGTTGCCGTTTGCGCCTAAAGCAAATAGGAACCGTTCTTCCGTGACGATAAAACCTTTATTGTCCGTAGGTGCGTTTGCGATAACAGCAGCAGGTGTTGAGGGTGTTAGTGTCCACTCAAACAATCTGCCGTCTTTTGAGCTGCACGCAATTAAATTTTCACCCCACGTATCAAGTGACCAAGTTGTTGCTTCTTGGTACACACCGTCATTGGGGCGCTCTATGCCATAATAACCGTTACCGAAGTAATAACCACCGAATGAGATATTGACGGTAGCATCTAAATCACCTGTTGTTAATCCAGTTGGCGTTATGTCGGTTACTGCGCCTGATTGATTCACATAATAGAGTTTCTCGTAAGTTCCAGCAGCGATATTTGACGTGTCGTCATTATCTTTCCAAGCGATTAATGCTCTTGGTGCGTGGGCAAAGGCATCTTCAACACGCAAATCCCAGCCACCGATAGGCCTTAACGAGCCATCGTTCCATCGGACAAGGCTTGAATCACGCCAGCGATTAGACGCTTCTAGATCGGTACCGTTGCCGTAAATTCCTGCTGGTATTTTTAGAGGTATCAGTGCCATATTATGCTGCTATTTTTTCCCATGTTTCATTGCCTTGAGAAATGTCTGTCCACGCTTCACTTCCTTGAGCAATATCTGTCCATTCGTCTGTACCACCAGCAATCAGTTCCCACTTCTCTCTGGCCTTGTTTATTAAACTTGCGTTGGCGGTTATTAACGCACTTCCTGAAGCAACTCTGTATGCTGTTGCGGTAATAGTTGGTGTGGCGGTTACAAGAGCCGAGCCAGCTAATGTTGCAACAGCGTTTGCGATAACAGAGCTAATTACTACAACTTCCGCTTCGCCTTGTTTTCTAATAGAACCAGAACAAGTTATCGAGCTATTTGCCGTAGTCTCAGCAGAGCCAACCAAAACTAATGCTGTTTCTGCTGTAGACGCTGAAATCACGCTTATTACAACTGGAACACTATAAATCGCCGTAGCGTTAGCTGTCAGACTTCCTAACGCAGTTATTATCCCTGCGCCGTCCTCTATATCGGCAGTGGAGTATCCACCCCTGTTGTATTTCCACTGGTTATATTGCATTCTTTGTCCGTTAGTTCAAGGTAATATCTAAGTCGCCCGATGGCACACGAAACACATCGCCAGAAGAGATTGTCTTTGAAGTCGTTAATTCGGCATAAGCCATAAGGTTTGTGCTTCCTGATAAAGAATCAAACACACCAATGTGAGATACTGTTCCCCAGTTTGCGGATGCTGTCGGCCATTCAACCGCAGCGTTGTTGCTTGTCGTGTCACCCGTTGTTGTAAAGGCTACGGACTTTCTCACATAAGCACCACCTGATACCTCTGTGCCGCCACCAGTGTCACTTGGGGCTGCTGTGTATAAAGCCAGATACAGTGTTGTTGGAGCAGTATAAGCAGCGCCAGCAAACACATGATCTAATATTTCAGTTTCTAAAAAATTTGTGAATGACATTAGCCTAGTCCTCTTATTTTAAGTCTCAGTCCAGAACCGCTGTATCTGGCTTGGTCTGATGCTTGGTTTAGTTGTTGAACAGCCGCCGCATAAAACTGCGCCCATGTGGTTGTTGCTCTTTCATCTTCTTCCAGATACGGAGCTGATGGCAATAACGAGCCATAAAGATAAATATCAGGTGCCTCAGTTAAAAGCCAGTTGGTGGTATTACTATCGCTAAGTGCTGGCACTTTGGCGTAATATAGTAATTCCAAGTTAGTTTCGGCAGAAGGTGTTGGGTATAACTGTATTTGACCGTCTGCATGAGTGTAAGAAACAACAGTACCAGACGAGTCATTATTACCTTGTCGCTTGTCTGCCATTGCGTCTCTTGATATGAGATTCACGGTAGAAGTTCCGCTGTCTGTAACGTGTAGCCTTATGGTTTCTACCCAGTCTGCTGGTAGCTGCATATATTCGTCAGCAGCGCTTTGTTGGCCACTTGAGCGAGTTTCCATTCGCCAATGCCTGACATCCCTGTTGATTTGGGCTTCCGCCAGAGCAATAAATGTTGGAATTTTTGACGATAAGTCAGACCTGTTGATCCAGTCTGCTATGTCGGATTGTAATTCTGAGTAGTTTGTGAGCGCCAAAATGTTTCATCCATATCATTTTGCGTAGTTTGGCTTAAACTAAGATACAAACTTTGGGGCTGCCGTTATTATACTATTTTTTAAGTAGTTGAGTAATTTAGTTGGTTTATTGTAAATTTTCGCCTAAACGCTTTTTTTTCGCCTGTACATTTCCTTTAACACCAAGGGTTTCCAGACAGGTAAATCGCCTAAATGCTTTTTTTC